AGTGTAGAAGTCTCTCCCGACCCATCTCCATAACTGCTGGGGGTCACCTGATTGCCCTGCACGAATACTGTCGATTGGGTGGAGTCTGCTTTTAGAATCAGATATCCATTGATCAAATTATATTCCAACTTGATCGCCTGACGATCCCCAAGCGGGTTCTTGTCGTAGACTGCAAAGACATCCATGATGTCCGAGTCGTTGTCGATCTGAACCGCTTTGTCGGCCACCAGTGGCGTGGTAATTGCCGCCACTGTCTTTTCTTTCAGTGACATCAATTCCGGCCACTGTGCCCGTGTCCATGCTCCCTTAACACGATCATTTAATGAGTTCTTGAATGCTGTCTCCTCAACCGAAAGTAAAGAATCCACTCCGATTGCCGAAGTGAATCTATCTTTTAGGTCGCTGTAGGATACAGTTCTCACGATCCAATTACTGTCTCAGGATTCTTCTTAGCGAAATCCCTCGAATACTCGGGATCAGACATACAGCCAGGACGCTCCTGCTCATGTCTCAAGTAAGTCGTAAGATCGACAGATCGAACTGCTCGGAAGTCTTTCCCTCCGCTAACAGATTCCCCGTATTTACGAGCCGCTAATGCCCTGCCCTTGTATCCGGCTTTCTCACGCTCGGCTTGTGCTTCTGCCTTTTTGGAAAGATAGTGTGCCATCTCTTCGCCCGACATTCCACTGCTTCGTTTTCCGCCTCTTACGATAATATTTAGACTCATTTTTAAAAAGAAAAAAGGGAGCCGGTCTAACCCTTAAACCGGCTCCCCAAGTAACAACATGATCGGTTATTATAAACCCGAACTAATTAAACAATACTTCCGAGTGCTCGTGGATTGCTGACACGAATTGTTGCCATACATTCTGAGAACGCTCTTTTTCCAGCACCATTGTCAGGAAGATCCTGAATGGTCATACCTTCCAAGAATTTAAGTGAAACAGTGTCATCGGTTGGAAGAAGATATCCACGATCTGTATTAACAGTTCCGAGGGCTGTGTCGTCTCCACTTGCTCCGGCATCATTTCTGCCCAACCAGAGGTCCGGCACGATATCAACTTGGCCATAATCACTGATGTAAGTAACAACTGACAATTTCAAGATGCCATCTTTAACATCCTGGTTGAAGTTGAAGTCACTGTTTGCAGTGGTAGACCTGGTGTAGTCAGTGATCTTATTTACCAAAGCTGGTCCTGCGAAAAGTCTGAAAGAACCTTTCGAACCTGAAGCAGTGTAAACAGCCTGAAGAAGTCCACGGAAAGCAGACTCAGTCAAAGAACCGATAGAAACACGGGAACCACTTACTGCACGGAATCCTTGCTTTAAGGATGTGTCGAAAGTGTTACCTGTTGCTGTTGGGTCAGACCAAATACCAAGTCCGCACATTTTAGCACCAGCGGAGCTAGTACCAGCAGACTGATCATTTCCTGATCCGATTGCAGTTTCCAAACTGTTTTTAAGTTGGATAAGACTTTTAGCCTGAGAAGCGGCAAAGAGAGATCCGCCAGGAGCGACATCTACCATTTCAGCCTGACGGGATACTGCGAAGATATCTCTGAATGTGGCCACCCGGTTAGACAAACGAGCACGAGTGTCGATCAAGTTAGCGGCATCTGAAATAGTTAAGTCAGCACCATCGATATTTCCACCTGATCCTACTGGATCGGCAAGTGAGTCAACCAACCACTCGTTGAGAGTTGCTTTTGGAGCGGCGGATTGTGGGATTGTTGAGTAGATTGGAGTCTCCTGTGGTGAAACAGTGCGGAGAACATTTTCCAAATTCTCTCTCGAGCCCTTTGAACTGGTTACATTGTAGCTTGTTGCAATAGCCATTTTGAATAATTCCTTATTTTAAGATTTTAAATTTTATTCCGCTAGAAGTGCGGCTAGATCGTTTTCCGAGAGTCTTCTACGCTCCAAAATCTTTTGCTTCTGTGCAGTCTTCCGAGTGGCTTGAGTTTGTACCGGCGGGCTGGAATCGCCCATTGTCGGTGGAGGTGCTTTGGCTACCTTCTTGGCTTTCGGTTTGGCCGTCTTGGCCGCCTGGTCTGCCTTGATCGCTTCCACTCCTCTTACGAGTGTGGCCGCTATAAAGTCGCCATTAGGAAGGGAGTTCAGAACATTAGCATACTGACTTTTCAGCTGATTAAATACGCCTCTGCGTTCTTCAGCGATGTCGCTGTCTACTTTGCTCGAAATCCACGGATGAGTGTTTAGCGTGTCCTGTTGCCATTGTGCCGCTGACTGGAGATGCTGTGCCCTTTCGGGGATCTTCTCTGTCAGGTATTCGTCTGCCTGGGTAAGAATGTTTCGAATATCATCATCCGAATACTCTCTTCCATCGACTTCCACAAAGTCCTTACCTATGTGCTGAAGTGCGAACTTCTTGGCGGCAAGTGCTTCCTTCCTCAAAGTCTCCAGGGCTTGAAAGTCCTGTACCTCTTCGAGTGCCGGTTGGCTGGTTTCTGCTTGTTTCTGAGGGTTGGATTTTAATGATGCAATTTCTGATTTTAGTGTTTCGGCAAGCTCATCTCCTGCTTTCGCACGAGCGGTCAAGCGGTTCACCTGTTTCAGAAGTTTACCAACAGCTTTAGACTGTGGCTCATTGTCCCCCGATTCATCAGTGGACTCCTCCTCTTCGACTACCTCTTCCGTTTCCTCCTCCTCTGATTCCTCAGTTTCGGTTGACTGTAAAAGAACATCTTGATCCTGGTCGGTTTCTGTGTCTGCGGTCGTTGTCTCGGGACTAGGTTCCGCCTCAGATTCCTCTTTCGCTTCACTCTCCTCGACTTTATCGACAAACGATGCTGTCAACTCCTCGAGGGTCGTTATGCTTTGCGTTGGTTGTGGTTCTGCTTCTGTTGTACTACCCGAAGCCTCGGTTGTTTCTGTATCTGCCATGTTCTGCGTTTGGTAAGTTCGCACTCTTGCGGTTTCTGCGTACCAACATGGTACGCCACCTCTGATTATGGCAGGGTGTCGGATAAATTACTCAGGAGACTTTGAAAATCTTCCAGTTATCCTTGTAAACTTCGTGCTTAGCTTTCGATTCAGGGTTGTGCGGATATAATCCGATCCGTTTTGCCCCGTCTAATTCCATGCATGGGATGTTGTAGAAAATGTTCTCATCTTCGACATAGGCCACTAAGATATCCACTTTCGTGCAGTCGATTGTTTCTTTGCCAGTAGATCCGCTGGCCGTTGTCACCATATACCGACCTAATCCAGTTCGGTTCTTATCCTTAGTTTTTGATTCCGTTCCTTTGATTTGAATCTTAAAAATCTTACCCGCCGTGTTCATCACCAGGCAATCTTGTGGTAAGTAATCGCCCAATGGCACAAAGACCTCCAGTCCATGCTCGAGGGCTTCCGAAAAAAACTTCTGCTCGTAGAGGTTACCCTTCCTCTTCATCTTCGTCATCATCATCGAGCACCATATCGCACTCGAAATCGACAACATCCTCATCGAGCCATTCCTCAATGTCTGACATTACTATCTTTGCCATTTCAGTGTCTTCAATATCAGACTCCTCAAGCCAACGATTGAGCAATGCCCTATGCTCGTTTTTAAACTGCTGATGGGGTGTCAGTTTCGGCATTGTCCAACGCCTCCAATATTCGAGTCAGTCCTGCAATCTCACCCGATAACCGGGCGAGCTTCTGCGGATTGTCCACATGGGTATAGTCCTGAAAGTCCACCAGGCACATATCCCTCTGTTCTTTAATAAAGTCCTTAATCACCACCCACTCGGTTTGTTCTCCGAGTCCGGCTACTGCATCTCCTAATGTCATTTTTTCCTTCTTACAGGTTTTACTCTTCGTCCCATTCCTACCTTCGATTTCTCAGCCTTCTTTCGTTTCAGTTGGCTTTTACTCATCTCCGATTTTGTCTTGGGTGTTTTACTCGAAACTCTTTTGGTTGGGCGGCAGTATTCATTCTTTCCACCCTGCCCACATGGCTTGCCACTTTTCGTATCCTGCCATTTCTCCGATCCCCATCGTTTCAACGATGTACCCTTGGCAGTCTTACGAACCTGCCCTTTGGACTTTCGGCACTTGGCGATCTGTTGCGATGCTCGAGCAGATGGGAATACTTTTACCCGAGCCTTTACCTTCTTATAACAAGCGTCCTTTGGCATCTTACCACTTCTTGCAGGACCAGTATCCTGCTGTTAGCTTTGATTTTTTCTGATCGCACTTATGCCTAGCTCGAAAGGATTTACGGGCATCAGGATTAGATTTACGGATTTTCATGTTTGCATCCCCGTAACGAATCGTCCTTGTCTTGCCATTCTCCGATGCAAGTACGACAAATTTTTTCTTACCATAACCAGGTTCACCCTTTCGGATGCGTCTAGGGGAGTTAACCTTACTTGGTTTTCCGTTTGCCATACTTTACTTTTTTACCGGTCTTTTTGGCATAAGATTTAGCTTGTGCCATACCTTTAGGGGTGTAACTGAATTTCTTTTTTCCTACTCCTGGCATAATATCTTCCTTTCGATTAAGCGGCCACTGATGTGCCTGGTACATTGCCAGGGGCAGTTCCTAACTGACCAATCCTGGCGTTCATTTGTTGCTGTTGCTGAAATTCTAATTGACCAGCATATGTCTGAAGTCTCTTCGCAAAGTTTTCATCGGATTGCAGGCGTTCCTGCACATCGGTCGCCGGTATCGCTTCGCTTCCCTGAATATACGATTGTAATACTTGCAACCTAAGTTGTGGATTCGCTCCATTTTCAGGGGCGTTAACAACCTGACCCGATGCGATCTTTGCGATGTCATTCGATGTTTCAATAATCTCCTTAGTGGTAGCCTCCTGCGATGGCATGATTAACTGATTGGCAAGGTTTGGATCAATCGCCTCAATCACCTTGCGAAGATAAATGTCAAATCTACTCACGCCTTGACGATCATAGGTTGCCATTAGCTTTCCTATCGTATCCAGCTTTTGAAGAACCTTCTCCTCATCCTG